GATCAGATCGGCCCCGGCGCGCTTCGCTCCAGCCAGGATGCAGTCGCTGTCGGTCGGCGCGCAGGCCGCGAGATCAGGAGGCGTCGCGATGACGCGATAGGTGCCAGCGCGGCCGATCTCGAGTCGGATCTCGTCTACGCAATTGTGAATGGCAATCCGAACATGGCCGACGGGAAGCCGCTGTTCGGCTCCGACCATAAGAACCTTGGCACGGCCACGGCCCTCAAAGCCACCTTGGACGATACCGCCTCGCTCGATCCGATTGCTGAGATGCGCGAGCTGATGCTTCTGCAGAAGGGCATCGAAGGCCGCTACATCACCGTGCGCCCGAAGTACCTGCTGGTTCCGCCGAAGCTCGAGCAGACCGCGCTGCGCATTTGCAGTGCCGCCTTCGTCGCAGCCAAGGGCCTCGACATCAACGTGCTCGGTGCTCTGCTGACGCCGGTAATCGAGCCGCGTCTGCACGATGAAAGCGACACGGCTTACTACGGCATCTCCGATCCCGCCACGGTCGACACTATCGAATACGCCTACCTGCAAGGCAATGAGGGCGTCTTCACCGAAACCAAGAACGGATTCGAGATCGATGGTGTGCAGGTCAAGTGCCGGCACGTGTTCGGTGCCAAGGCAATCGACTGGCGCGGCATGGTCAAGAACGCCGGCGCGTAACACCGAGTTCCGGGGCGGCGCCCAGCTCGGGCCGCCTCGATCATTTCACGATCAGAGGAGTAAGCAATCATGCGTAATTTCGTCAACCGGGGTGAAACGATCACTTGCCCGGCGCCCGCGACGGTCACGTCCGGGCTTGGTTATGTTCTCGGCTCCGCTTTGTTTGGCGTGGCGGTCACCGATGGCGCGAGCGGAGATCCGGTCGCGTTCGTCGTCGAGGGCGTCGTCGAATTGCCGAAGCACAGCACGACAGTGCTGGCGGTTGGCGATCTCGCGATTTGGGACGTCTCCGCAGGCGAGCTGATCGGCAGCGGTCCGGCAAGCGGCGACATTTCGAACGTCGGCATTGTCATCGAAGCAGCGGGAAGCGGCGACACGACGGCGAAGGTCAAGCTGTTGCCGGAAAAGGCATACGTTTATCCGAATGCCACCGACGCAGCCACCGCGACCAGCATCGCCAACCTCAACGCCTGGGCCACCGCCCTGGCAACGAAGTTGAACGCCGACGCCGGTGTCACCGACACGAACTACGACACCAACCCGCAGGCGTAACGCTACCACCCAAGGCGGCAATCGTCGCCGTGTGAGGAGCTGGCGCCGGATTTTCCGGCGCCAGCATTCGAAGCAAAAGGAATATTTATCGACATGACCACGCACTGGCTCGATCGCCCACGCACTGGCCTCGTGCTCACGTTCGTGATCGTGGCCTTCGGTGGCGCATGGCGATTCAACTCGGACCTGTCCGAGCTGAATCGCGATGCGGTCAACAAGGATCGCGAGCTCAACCAGATGCACGCGGAAATTTCGGAACTTCGTCATTCACCCAACTGCAGGCGGCCCAATGAGTGATCGAGCTCGAGCAAGCAGCGTCGAAAATTCGGGGGCTGGTCTACCGCGCGAAGAAAGCGACGGGGCAGCCGGAACGGGAATCCCTCTACCGCGAAATGCTCGAGACGCTGACCTGGTGTTTGGGGTGGCTCGAGGAGCCTCACCCGAACGAAGAGCCCCTCAAATTTGCCCTGCACGCCTTGATGCAATCCGCCAGGCGTACGGAGCTCGGAAACTGGTACGTCACTGATGTGGAATTGTATACCTGGGCGATGGATCAACTGGACACCCTCATACCTGTAATGCCATGACACCGCTTTGCGACCACTTCACGCTCGAAGAACTCACTGCCTCGCAGTGGGCTGCGCGCATGGGCGTGGACAATACGCCGCCGCCCGATGCGCTCGAGCGGCTGCGCGTCACGGCGAAGGGTATGGAACAAGTGCGCGCGCGCCTGGGCGATCGCGCCATCCTCGTGTCGAGCGGCTATCGCAGCCGCCTGGTAAACGCAGCCATCGGCGGCGCGGTCAACAGCGCGCACGTGCTCGGCTACGCCGTCGACTTCACGTGTCCGTCGTTCGGTTCGCCGTTCGATGTTGCGCGGCATTTGTCGATCCATCTCGATCTGTCGTTCGACCAGCTGATCTACGAATTCCGTAGTTGGGTGCACATCTCGTTTGATCCGCGTGGCCGCCGCGACTTGCTGACGATTCGCAGTAATCGCGAAGGCTATTTGCGCGGCATCATCGCTATGCCGGAGTTGCCATGAATGGGCGCCTGGCTCAAACAGTGCTTCGGCACGAGCTGGCAGACGGATCTGATGATCATCGCGCTTGTCGTGCTGATGCCGGCGTTCTTGATCTTCATGTATCGCGTACAGCGCGACGTGAAGGATCTCAATTTTGCGGACTGGTTTCGCGGACCGAACGGCAAAGCGAGCTGGAAAGAAGCGCAAGGCATCGGCGGCTTCGTAGTCGGCACGTGGTGCATGATCTACGTGACGCTCGCCGGCAAAGTTCCGGATGGGTACGCACTTCTGTTTCTGATCTATCTCGCCGTCTGCGCTGGAATACCGACTGCGGTTGCAATCATCAATCGCATGTACCCAGGCGGCGGCCAGCCAGCGCCGCTTCCCAATCAGCAGATCAAGGTCGACGCGCCGGCCGACGCGAGCGTCAACGTAACAACCGGACCACAGTCCGGTACGGGAGCCTGACATGATCGCCTTACTTGCTCTGTTCGGTTCCTGGGCCAAAGCGATTCCGCTCAAGGATTGGCTGTATGCCGGCGCGTTCGCCTTGGCGGTTGCTGGCTATTTGTTCTGGGCGCACCACGAGCGTGCGATCGGCCGCGCTCAGGATGCCGCGAAGATTGTCGCAATCAGCGCGCAGCTCACTGAAGCGCAGAGCGCGAACCGCAGCAACACCGATGCGATCAAGGCGCTGCAGGAAGCCAATCACCAATGCGAAGCCGGCCGCCTCGCCGATCAGAGCGCGCAGGCCGCGGCGCTGAAGAATCGCGATATCGCGCAGGCGAAACTATCCAAGGATGCCGCGAGCGCGCGCACGAAGCTACAGGCTCTGCTCGCCGGTCGCTGCAAGGCCTGGGCGGATCAGCCGGCTTGCGGGGTGATGCCATGATGCGCGTCGCCTTCGTGTTCGCAGTCGCCTTGCTGATTGGCGCGGCGATCGCTCTGCTGTCCGCGTGCGCGCCGGCATCGCAGATCGTGCGTACGCAAACCGTCGAAGTGCCGAAGTACATCCGCACGCCGCTTCCAGCGAAGCTGATCGCGCCGACGGTGGTCACGGATCCTGCGCCGCTTTGCGGCTCGGCATTCTGCAACGGTCAGCTCGCGACGATGCTCGGCGACTACCGTTCCGGATTGAATCAATGCAATGCGGACAAGGCGGCATTGCGCGTGCTGAACTCCAACGACGACCAGAGCCAGCCCGCGGCGGGAGCGCCCGCCGCGGTGCCGGCCGGTGGAGTGCAGTAATGGCGCAGCTTGCCTTCCGCCAACAGATCGCTTCAGACATGTTCGACGGACTCGTCGACGCCGGCATGGCCGATCTCGGCACCTACACACCGCCCGGCGTCGGTCAGGCACCGGTGCCGTGTCGCGTCGTGATCAACCGTGGCCAGGCGCCGTTCGGCACGTTCGGCTCGGTGATGGGCGACAAGACCAGCGTGCGCATCTTGCTCGCGGAAATTCCGGCGCCGGTGCGCGGTGCGGTCATCGCCGCCGATGGCGGATCGTTCGAGCTGGTCAAGGAATTGGCGAACGACGGCGCGCTGTCGACATGGGACGTGAACTGACATGACCTCGCCCACCGTCGATCCGATCCTCCTGCGCATCCTCACGGCGCTATGCGTGCCGCTGCGGCTAATCACGCAAGCGAACGGGTTCTATCACGACGTTGCCAACGTCGGCATCGAACCGTTTGCGTTCAATGCGCAGGATCCATTTCAACAGATCGTCGTGCACGAGGAATCCGGCGAAATCGTCGACTCCACGGAGGACGGCTTCCAGGATGAAAACGTCGTCGCGTTTCACGGCTATATGAAGACCGCATCGATGGCATCGGCCTACGCCGAAGCGCATCGCTTTGCGGCCGACATGAAACGTATCGCGAAGTCGATCACGCGCACGACTTTCGACGACGGTAATGGCGGATCGCTCGTTCGCTCCTGGTCGATCAATCAGAAACACGAAATCGTCCCATCCGAATTGGGCGAAGGCTTCCTGGAAGTGATCGTGCGCGTGGCGCTCGATTACCGCGATTTTTCACCGCCGGTTCCCGGCATCTAACCTCAAGAGGCACACGTCATGAACTTCAATGGTAATTTGCGACTCGCCGAGTGCGATGAGAACGGGATCGTCACCGGCGCTTTCATCGGTCTACTCAACCCGGTCAAGGTCGAGCTGGTCACGCCGGCGGCGGAAAACGTCGACGAAGTGAGCCGCTTCATCGATTCCGCCGGCCAGCTACTCAGCCGCGGCCAGATCCCGAAATTCACCTCGGCGAACGTTTCCACCAGCTCGCTGCGCGACAAGCGCGTGCTCGCATACGCGATGAACGGCCGTGCGGTCGGCTTCGCCCAGGCCGCGAACATCATCGCCGTGCAGACCGGCAGCACGGTCACCGACGAAGCGGTGACGGCTGGCGCGCTCGGTATACCGATCCAGCTCGCGAAACATCATGCCAGCGCGGTAGTCGTCAAGCACACGTCGGGCACTCCGACATACACGCTGGGCACCGATTACTCGGTCGACGCCAACCTGGGCCAGGTGACGCCGCTCGTCGGTGGCGTGATCACCGCATCGCAGGCGCTCAAGATCAGCTATGTCGCAGCGACCACGACGGCCGAAGCGGTTACCACCGGACAAGTGGGGGACTGGGTCAAGCTGGCCAACCGCCGCATCAGCAACGTCGTAGTCAAGAACAGTGGCGCCACGGTGACGTATACCGCTGGCACCGACTACGTCGTCGACGCCAAGCCGGGCTTCATCAAACCGCTGCCGGGTGGCGCGATCACCGAAGACCAGGACCTGAAGGTCACCTATTCGTGCGCGGCGCTCGCCGGCACCACGGTGCAGGGTTCGGTCGTGCCGTCCAAGCTGCTGCGCGTCGAGCTGCAGCTCGCCGACCTGGTCGATCAGTCCGAGAGCTATCTGATCATCCCGCTGTATCAGGCCGCGTCGTCTGGCAACAAGGATCTGATGGGCAAGACGGTGATCAATGCGGATCTCAGCGGCGCCATGCTCGTGCCGCCCGAGGGCACGGACATCGCCACGGAAACCGGCGGCGCACCGTACATCATCACGTCGCTCGCTGCCTGATTCGTTCCCGTGAACCGCGGCCACGGATGGCCGCCTGCGCTTATGAGTCCCCATGGCCTTCCGTGTCGAAAACCTCGAAGCACTCGCCCTCGGCAAAGGGAAGCTCGAACGCCTGCGCGACGGCGGCGTGAAGGTGCTCGAGCGCGCGGCGAGCACGCTCAAGCGGCGCCTGCCCGCGCAAGCCAAGCGCGATATCGGTGCGCAATACAACCTTCACTCGCGCGAGATCGGTAGCCGCCTGCGCTGCACCGGCGATCGCACGAGCGTCACGCTGACAGGCCTTGGCCGCAATCAAACGCTGATCAAATTCGGTGCGAAGCAGCCAAAAGGCGGCTCCGGCGTGGTCGTGCAAATCGAGAAAGGCAAGACGCTCAATATCGCGCACGCCTTCATTGCCACGCCAACCGGTAGCGCCGCCGGTGCCGGTCCGCAAGTATTCATTCGCACCGGCGTCATTCCAGCAACAGCGGCCAAGCTTCAGGTATTGGCCGTTATCGACAGTTCGCACGTTACTCCTGTGCATCAAAACCGCCGGTCGCAAACAGATCGGCATGGCTACCCGATCGCGGTGCTTGGCGGACCGACGGTCGCCGACATGCTGAAGGATCCGGGGCGTGAAGATCGCTTGAGCGAATTCGTGCAGAAAACATTTGCCGCAGAAGTCGATCGCTTGGCCGACGTCGCAAAGAAAAAGGGCTAACCCGGCAATGGCCACACGCGACGAAATCATCAAATACCTTTTCGAAGCCCAGCAGATCGGCATCGATGAGGTCATCAAGCTGCTCGAGGGCACGAAGCAGAAATCCGAGGAAGCCGGCAACGCCTTCGAATTTCTGAAGAAGCACATGGCGGAGATTGTCTCCGTCGCCGCGGCCGTCGAGATCGCGTTCAAGGGCATCGAATTCGGCAAGGAATCGCTCAAAAACGCCGAGGACGTCGAAAGCTCGCTCTCGCGCGTGCGCGCGCTCGCCGGCGATGCCGCGCAGCAGTTCGGCGATATGCAAGAGGCGGTCGAGAAAGCTGCGCAGGCCGTTAACGTCACGTCGCAAACATCGGCCAGCGGGCTGGCTGCTCTAGTCAGCACCGGGCTGAGTGCGAAGAACGCGATCGACGCACTGGTCCCTACGCTGCAGCTGGCAAAAATCGCCAACATCGACATCGCCCAGGCCGCCGAGCTCGTCGGCAAACAGCTCGATGCATTTCATCTGCCGGCGAGCGATGCGCAGAAAGTCGTCGACGAGCTCACGCAAGCGAGCCATGGTGCAGCCGGTGGCCTGGCGGCAATGTCCGGCGCTGCCGCACAGCTCGCTCCGGATGCGAAAGCGCTTGGCCTGTCGTTCACGGATACGGTTTCGATTCTCGGCCTGCTCAGCAGCAAAGGGCTGGATGCCGAGAAATCCACGCGCGGTCTGCGCACCATTTTCCAAGAACTACAGGATCCGACCAGCAAACTACGTGGTGAGCTGGGAACCCTCGGTGATTATACCGGCGATTTCGACAAAGCAATCACGGCGCTCAACGGCAATACGCCGCGCGCGCACCAAGCGCTGCTGACGCTCAGCGGATCCTCGCGCACGCTCGTCGAGGTGCTTGGCCAGGCCGGCCCCGAAGCGCTGGCGAAGTTCAATGCCGGCCTGCAGCAGACCGAAGGCGTCGCCGAACGCGCTGCGAAAATCCTCGACGACAACCTGAAAGGCGCGTCAACGCGTTTTGGCCTGGCGATCGAGCAGATCGGCGAGAAGCTGGCCCGGCCGGTACTTGAGCCGTTCAAGCAGGAATTGGAGAAGCTCGCCGAGAAGCTGAATGCGTTCGCTGATACGCCTAAGTTTAAGGAGATTGAGGCGAAGGTTGGTGAATTGGCCACGAAGGCTGCCGCTGCAATTGATAAGTTTATTAATAATTTCGACTGGGATGCGTTTCTTTCCGACGGAACGGATGCACTTGATGGTGTCAGCAAAGCTCTGACGGAGCTGGCCGATAATGCTACGGCCGCTACCTCGGCAATCAATAAGACGTTCGAAGCAATCGGTGGCACCTATCATGCCGCTGCTGCTGTGGTTGATGGTGCCGTCGGACAGCTCGCCAAAGCCGGCGACGTCATCGTCGATATCGCGCAAAAAACCGATGCCGCATCGGAGGGTGCAGAAATTGCGGCGCGCAAGTTCGAAAAGCTGCATTCGGTATTCCAGTCTGTCGGTGGCGAGGCATCGGCTCAGGCTGCTGAACATATTGAGAAGCTCGGCGACGATCTGGGCGCTCTAGTCGACGCCACCGATAAGGCGGCGACAGCAACAAAGTCGCATGGCGATGCAGCTGCAGCAGCAACAAGCAAGATCACCGAGCAAGCCCAGGCCGCCGACAAATATGAGCAAGCCGAACAGCGCTTAGCGGACGCTGCTGCTGCTGTAGACAAGGCCGACGCAGCGCAAGCCGAATCCGCGCGACACGCAGCGCAGGCGAACCAAGCATTCGCCGAAACTCTGCGTGTGGCTGCAGATTCGTCGAGGACCGCCACGGCGGACGTCAATGCACTGAAGACGGCGTTCAGCGCATTGAAGATTTCCAGTCAGCAGGATTTGCAGCAGGCAGCGACCGACGCGGCCTCGGCTTTTGCGGTGATCGATAAGAGTGCCGCAAATACAGCTGAGGGGCTCGCGGATCGGCAAAACGCATTTCTCGCCTATGCCAAGGCCGCGCTAGCGGCTTCCGCGCAGCTTGATGTCGGTGCGCGTGCATCCATCCAGTACCAGCTTGACTCAAAGGCTTCCGTGCTCGGCGTTACGGAAGCGCTGGCGGATATGGAAAAACAGTCCGATGCCAGCGCAGCTGCTCTCACAAGCGATGCCAATCGCGAGGCCGCGTCTTTCGATCGCGCAAGAGAAGCTGCCGATCGTGCCGCCGCGGCGACACAGAGCGCGGGTAATGAAGCGCAATCGACCGGCGAAAAATACGATCGCTTCAAGGACAAGGGCGAGGAAGGTTTCGCGGATCTGACCCAAGCGATTGCGCGGACGCGTTCCGAATTCCTATCTATCTCGGATGCCGCCGCGAAATTTTACGATACCGTCCTCGATGCTTCGTTCAAGCTTGGGCACTCCGACGATGGTTCCGGTTTCGATCGCACCGCACGCGCAATTCAGCAGGCGGTAGAACAAACAACGCAGAAGATTGCCGATCAGCGGCAAGAGCTTAACAGTGAAATCGCCGGCATCGATCAACTCGGCTTCAAAGCCGAGAGCAACTTCGGCGTCTTCCGCGGCAACGTCGAGCAGACCACGAAGCAGCTCGACAGCATGATCGCGTCGATTCAGGACGGCACCTACGACGCCGGCCTGCTCGGGCAGCAAGACCTCGGGCCGCTACTGCAGTCGCTGCAGGCGGCCAAACAACGCATGGATGCACTCAAGGCCGCCACGGAGCAGGCGAACCAGCAGCTCGCCGACCTGAGCCAGCAGCTGCAGGACGAACGCGACCAGCAGACCGGCAATCAGACCATATCGAAAATCGGCGATATGAAAAGCAAGTGCAGCAGATCAAGGACCTGGCCGACAAGGCCGACGCGGCCGGCAAGGCGCAAGCGGAAAAAGACCTGCAGATCGCCGAGCAGATCCACCAGAAGAGCTCAAGGACATCGCCGACGAGGCGAATGCGCGCAATGGTGGCGGTGGCGCTGGTAGTGGTGGCGGCGGCGGTTCGTCACCGGCGCCCACTGGCGGCGGCGGAGGCAATCCGCGCGGTGGTGGCGGCGCGTCCGGCTCGGGTTCGGCCGGCGCCGGCGTGCCGGGCATCACGCATCACACGACGATCAACGTCAACGGGCAATCGCTGGATGTGTATTCGGATGCCGAGAACGCCGATGGGCTGCAGCAGCTCGTGCGGCAAATGCGCTTCGCTAAGTCCCGCACATGATCACTCTCGTCACCACTAGCGGCACCATCAACCTGCCAGGCGATCTCGTCTGGCAGGACGAATTCAAATGGTCGCCGGTGGCCACGGCCGTGGCCGTCACGCTCGGCGGCGCGCTGATCGTCGAGAAATCGACGCAGCTCGCGGGCCGGCCGATCACGCTCGGTGGCATTTCCAACGCGGCGTTCCTTACGTCTGCGCAGCTGGATGAATTGCGCGCGGCCGAGATCGCGCAGGGCGACACGCCGATGACACTCACGCTGCACGACGGGCGCGCCTTTACCGTCCTGTTTTTCGGCAGCGGCAATCAACCGGCCGTCGACGGCACGCAGGCCTATCCGCGCGCCGGCGCTAATTCCACAGAGCGCGATGCCTTGCCGCATTGGCTCACCCTTCGCTTTATCGAGGTCTGATCACCATGGCGGACGTCAAACTCCTCGCTTCGCAGCGCCTGAACGACAACCCGGACGGCGGCGGCCTGATGACCTCGATCGAGGTTGTCAATGGCGTCGTCAACAACCTGTGGCCGGATATCTCGCGCGTCGATCGCGCCTATGGCGTGGTGAACCTGCGCAAGCTATTCGTCAAGGCCGACACGGCCGATACGGCGATCTACTCCGGCCTGCACATCATCTGCCTTTTCCCGCCGCAGGATCCGCGCGTCACGGTGACGATGTTCAGCACGAACAATTGGACGGACGTGCGCGATGATGCGCGCAGCGCGGTGGAGCGCTACCTCGACGAGTCCGTTCCTACGCGGATGATTCCGTTCGATCGGCAGCTCGAAGGCGAGCGGACGATTCTGGTGTTTCAACGCCCTGAGCTGGATCTGCCGAACATCGGCGAGGTCTATGTCATTTCCGATCAGCCGAACGAAAACAATCCGCAGTTCGTTCGCATCATCGGTCTAACGCAATCCGTGCAGACGTTTACGGACTTGTTGAACGGGCCGCCGGTGGATTTCCAGGCGCGCGTGATTACCCTGCAGCTCAGCGAGCCGCTCAAGTATACATTTCAAGGATCGCAGCCATCGCGCCTTTTCACGGCGCAGAGCAATACGAGCAACATTCGCAAGACGATCGTCTCAGATGCGGCCAATTACCACACCGTTCACACGCTGACGAACGATGCCGCTATTGGCGATCTGACCATCGACCTGGGCTCCGTGTTTGCCCAGCTCGTGCCGGCGTCAACCTCCGAATCGGCGATTCTGGATGCGCCGCCTGGGCAGACCGTGGCTGTCGTGGCCGCCGCGACGGCACCGGTCACTTTCCTTTCCGACGTGTTTCTGTTTGGCACGATCTTTACCAGCCGCGCCATCGTGCCCGGCAGTTTGGTGGTTACGCAGGCGGGAACAACCTACTACCTCGACAATGGCGCCGGCGTCATCATTCGCGGTTCGTCGCTCACGTCGACGATCGTGGCTGGCAGCGTGGATTACGCGACGGGCCAATTGGTGTTCGATGGCAGCGTCACCAACATCGCCGGCGCCAGCATCACCTATATCCCGGCTGCGGCGGTCAGCAAGGTTTCGCAAACCTTCCAGCAACCGGTCACGCAAAGCACGCGCGGCTTCGTCTATGCGGCGACGCTGCATCCGATCCCGATCCCGCAAACGCTATCCGTCAGTTATCGCGCGCTAGGAAAATGGTACACGCTCGCCGACGACGGCAGTGGAGCCATCCTCGGCGATATCGGTATCGGCACCGGCTCGATCAATTTCGCCACGGGCACCGATTCGGTGTCGCTGGGCGCACTGCCGGATATTGGCAGCAGCCTCATCTACAGCTGGGGCGGCGGATCGGAATTCGAGATCAAGGTGGGCGATGTAACGATCGGCACGCCCGTTGTCAACGGAGTACTCACGGGCGGCAACGTCAAACCGAGCTCGTTGACGGTTACCTGGTATGCCGGGGCTGTACTGAAAACGGCAAGCGATGACGGCAGCGGCGGCTTTACTGGCGACGCAACCGGTCGCGTGATTTATGGCAGCGGCGAGGTTTCCATCAAGCCGACCCTGCTGCCGGATCCAACTACGGCATTCAGCTTCGCCTATCAGAAAGCCACGGCCGTTCATACCGAGCTGTTCAACCCGAGCATTTCCGGCTCCACGATCACGACGACAGTCGCGCATGCGCCGGTGCGCCAGAAGTCGATTCTGATCACGTTCCAGCAATCGTTTCTCAACTATTTCGGCAAGCTCTACAACATCGCCGTGCAACTGATCGATGACGGCGCCGGCGGCTTGACTTACCTCGATGGCACTGCGCTATCCGGCTCAACGGTGGACTACACAACTGGCGCGATCGAGTTTGCGCCGAACGGCACAATCAAAGTGCCGACGATCACCTATAGCCAGTTCGACAATGCCGCTCCGCGGCGTAGCGTCGATCCGTCCACCGGTTATTACTCGCCATCGGCCCGCGCCGGTTTGTGGCCGACACAGGTGTCGCCATACGACCACGTGTCCAGTTTCGTCGACGGTTCCAATGTCACGATCTCTTACAAAGAGGACGGCGCGACGGATTCGGCCGCGACCTATTCACTGGCCACGCCGCCGCTGTCAATCGATTTGACGCCAACCGTCGCCAGCAACATCGTCCCGGGTGGCGTCATGTTCACGCTGGGCGGCCGCACATATATCGATCGCGCCGGATCGCTGTATTACGCGGTCAATCCATCGACCAATGCCGGCACGCTGGGTGGCAGCATCGATTACGCAAGCGGTGCCGCCAACGTCACGCACTGGGTGGGCGGCACGAGCAGCGCGCTCACGCTCAACGCGCTGCTCACACAAGTCGATCGCATGCCGATGTTCGTGCTCAATGGGCGTGTGCCTGGCTCTCCGCTGCGGCCCGCCTCGTTCTATATCCAAGCCAACAAGCTCGACGGCACGCTCATCAGCGCTACGGCCGACGTCGACGGCAAGATCGCGACGGCGGACATGCACGGCTATGTCGATGTCCAAACTGGCGTGTATAGCGTCGTGTTCGGCCGCTATGTACTGGATTCCTCGCTGACCGTCGACGACAAGGCGCAGGATTGGTATGACCCTGCGAACGTCGATGCGGACGGTTATTACCTAGTGCCCGATCCGGTCGAGCCCAGCTCGATCACTTATAACGCCGTCGTGCAAGTCTCGCTGCCGCTGGATAGCACGATTCTCGGCATCGATCCGGTGCGTCTGCCGCTCGATGGGCGAGTCCAGGCCGTGCGCAACGGCTACATGCTGATCCTGCACGACACGCAGGTCTACACGATGCCGAGCGGGCTCACAGCCGGCCAAGTCGAGACGCTGCCACGCGATGCCCTGGCGCTGGTGGAAGTGCGCGACAGCAGCTCCACGCCGCTGGTCGTGCCCGGCCAGGTCTCCGGCGGTCCTGTCGTCACCGGAGCAAAGTTCACTGTCGATCTCGCCGCCGGCACGATTACGATGGCCACGCCGCTGGATCTGAGCGCGTTCATCGAACCGCTGGTGGCGACGCACCGCATCGAAGACGCTTCCGTCGTCACCGATGTACAGATCACCGGCCAGGTGACAATTGCCGACGCGCTGACGCATGGTTATACGGCCAGCAATAGCTATGCGAGTACCGCACTGATCGCGCCGTTCGTGGGCGGTAGCGTGCAAGCCGCCTATACCCATCTGTTCAGTCAGCAAACCTGGGACAACGCGCACCCGAATTGGACGGATGCGATCGTCGGCAATCCGACCACGGCCGCCGTCGATGATCTGAACTATCCCATTCAAGTGCTCAATCGCGATGCGATCACGGAAAACTGGGCGTTCATCGTCAAAGGCGGCGGAACGCATGTGGATGTAGTTGGCCAACATCTGGGCGTGGTTTTGGTCAACGCCAGCATGGCCAGCAATATCGAGCCGATCAACCCGGGCACGGGTAATCCGTACTTCCTGTTTGATTACCGCGCGTTCGGCGCTGGTGGCTGGAATGACGGCAACGCGATCCGCTTCGATACGCAGGGCGCCGGCATGTCGGTTTGGCTCGCGCGCACCGTCAAGAGCGGGCCGGCCAGCTTCACGGATGATTTCGATGTGATCGAACCGCGCTGGGATAAGAGCTAAGCCATGCCCGGCACGAACTTTCCAGCCTCGCTCGATACATCGACCGATCTACCGGCGATCGCTTCGACCGATCAGGAAAACACGCCTGGCAAAGAGCATCATTTTGTCACGACGAACGTCAACGCTGCGGTGCTCGCTCTCGAAACGAAGCTCGGCGCTGACAGCAGCGCCGACACGGCATCGGTAGATTACAAGCTTGCCGACGCGCGCTCGCGCCTGACCACGGCAGAGAGCGCGATCGCAACGAAGGCCGATCTTGTCTCTGGCAAGGTGCCAAGCAGCCAGCTGCCGAGCTACGTCGATGACGTCCTGGAGTACGCCAATTTCGCCGCGCTGCCAGCCACCGGCGAAACCGGCAAGATCTATGTCACGCTCGACGATAACGCTGAATATCGCTGGTCGGGCAGTACCTATATCCAGCTTGTCGCGTCACCGGGCACGACAGATTCGGTACCGGAAGGATCGACGAACCTGTATTTCACCGCGGCGCGCGTGCTTGCCGTCGTGCTCACCGGGTTGTCGACGGCTACGAATGCCGCGATCACCGCGACGGATACAGTACTGAGCGCACTCGGCAAGCTGCAGAAGCAGATCACCGATCTGATCGCCACAGTCAACGGCAAGGTGGATCAGTCCATTACGGTCAATGGCCATGCCCTCTCGAGCAATGTGACGTTGACAACGGCCGACGTCGCCGATGGTACGAACAAGCGTTACGTCACCGACGCGGAGCTCGCGGTTCTCGCGGCGACATCGGGCACGAATACCGGCGATCAGACGAACATTACCGGCAACGCTGCCACGGCAACCGCCTTGCAGACCGCTCGGAACATCAACGGGCAACTGTTCGATGGAACAGCCGATATCACGATCCCTACAGGCGGCGGTGGCTCTGGCGGCTCGATCTCAGTTTATTTCGCGTGAGGTGACAAATGAGAACTTTATACATTCCCTTTTGGTACAAGTCCGGCGACGTGCGCGGCGAATGCTTCCAGAAAATCCGCGTAGACGATGACGGCAAGCATTCGCTGATCGGCTACGTGGATGGGGCCGACAAGCCATTCATGCTGCCGGAGCCGCATGAAGGCGTGCTCATCAATCCGCGCAACCCGATGGAAACGTTGCCGTGAGCAATAACACATCGCAGATTTTCAGCCTGCGCCCAAAATGGAATTGGTGCGCATTGACTGCGGCCAACACGGCGATGGACGGCACCGGCACTGTCGGAACCTTGTTCACTGCGACGAGCACGAGCGGCGTCGACAGTCGCATCGAACGCATTCGTTGCATGGCGCAAGGGACTAACGTCGCCAGCGTCGCGCGCGTTTTCGTGAACAACGGCAGCTCGAACGCGACAGCATCGAACAATTCGTTGATCGCTGAAATCGCGTTGCCTGCAACATCGGCAAGCAATAGCGCGCCGGTAAATCCGACCTTGATTGAGCTCCCCAGTGCTGCGGATCTCAATGCATTGTTCCCGAACGGTCTGCCGAACGGCTACAAAATCAATATCTGTCTCGGCACAGCAGTTAGTGCCGGGTGGCAATTCACGGGCCTTGGCGCGGACTACGGCTGATGAAACTCGTCAGTGACATGGGTGGCTTTCCGCGAACCGGAGTGCCTATTATCGTGGATCGCGCGGGCTACCCGGTTAACCGCGATGCGCCACTGCTGTTTCCGAGATCGGACATCAATCTCATCGCGACTGGCGGTGAAACGCGCATCGCTTTTGCTTATGCACCCTACGGCGGCGTCGCCACCGTCTATAAAAACGGCGTTCCGCTCGGGCCGCGCGATTGCGTTATATCTGGCCGCGCCGGCGTGTTTGCGATCGCGCTTTCCGCGCTCGACATCATTGATGTCAGTTATTGCACGGCCGAAACGTCCTTGCCCGCGGCCTCTACGCTCACTGGCAATAGGTTGTTTGCAATGTGGAATCCGGCGGACTCGAGCGCGAACGAGACGTTGACCAATGGGAATTTGACGGCCACCGATTCGAACAACTCTACGTGGAGCGCTTGCCGATCGACGTTGTCGAAAACGTCTGGCAAATGGTACGTGGAATTCACCCTTACGGCGCTTACGACGTCTGGCACGACCGTTTCTGGTGGAGTCGGTTTTGGCGATGCTTCCATGGCGCTGGGTAATTACTTGGGCAGTGACGTGCACGGATTTTCAGAATTCCTGCACGACGGCGGCGGCACGACCAACAAGTACAACAATGGATCCGGAGCCGCGCTTTCGTTCGGTTCGCAGTCGGCGGGAGCCAATGGCAAGCTTGCGATCGATGTGGATGCCGGCAAGCTATGGTTTGGCTTAGTCGGGACAGGATGGAACGGCTCAGGGGATCCGGTGACTGGCGCGAGCCCAGATTACACGTTCACTGCAGGCACAGCGATGTATGTGGCTTGCAGCAATATCCACCAGTCATCGATCACGCTCAATAGTGGCGGCAGCGCTTTTGGCGATGCAGTGCCGGCCGGCTTCTCTGCGGGATTTTATGCAGATTCATGAGCGCGTATACCAAGCCAGCGCCATACACCAAACCGCAGACCTATGACGGCGGTGAAACCGCGCTTCCCATCGTTGCGCCGAACAATCTCGGCAGCACCGGGCTGCGCTGGCTCGATGCCGATGATCATTTCGCGCGCACCGAATTCGACTGGCAGCAGGCGCAAGCCTCGAACGTGCCGATCGCAGCACCGTGGGAACGGCTCGATGCATTCTCGCGCTCGCTGTCGCAGGCGTGGCAGCAGGCAAATCAGTTCGGCTTCGATGCGGGATTACCTTGGAGCAAGCCAGGCGCTTTTGCCGCGGCGTTGTCGGCGCCCTGGCTGCAAGCCAACCCGTTTGATCGTGCTGCGGCCATGCCATGGGCGCAATTCCGCCAGCGTCTGGCCACGCAAACCGGCCTGCCATGGATCACGCCCGACGCGCACGGTTTTGCCGCAGCGCTGCCCTGGGCGACGCTGGCAGCCTACTCGGCGAGCAAGTCGCTGCTGTGGAAGCGCCTGGGCGAGCTCGGCGCGTACGTCGCGCTTCCCTGGGGCACTGGTAGCAACTACCAAAACGGCTACACCAATCCGTACGTCAATCCGCCCGACGACGGCAGCGCACTCGTCTTCCCCGACCTTCCGGTGTACATCATGATTCCCACCATCACGGCTGTCGTCATCGACGGGGGCGCCGATCTCAAGCCGCTCTCGGTCACGATCAATGGCGACGTCGATTCGTTCTGCTGGTCGTTCGAGATGCAGATCCCGGCCGAGACGTTCGCGATGGTGAATCCTGGCACTGCCGATCCGGTGCCGATCCGCGTCACAGTGAATGGCTACTCGTGGGCGTTCCAGGTTGAAAGCTACACCGACAATCGCAAGTTCGGTGCGCGCGGGTTCACTGTGCGCGGCCGCGGACTATCCGCCGCTTTCGCTGATGCGCCGGCGCGCACGCTGCTGCAGGGCGATGATTACAATGCCGCACAGCTGGCGCAGCACGAAATCGATCCGACCGGCTGGACTGTGATTTGGGATGCCGTGGACTGGCTCGTGCCCGGCGGAACGTTCAGCTATAACGACCTGACGCCGATCGCCGCAATTCAGCAGCTGGCCAGCGCCGTCGGTGGCGTGGTGATCTCGGATCCGGACGCGCTCAATATTCGTGTTGAGCCGCGGTATCCGAATAAGCCATGGGAATGGAGCAGCACGGTGCCATATGCGATCGTGCCTGCGGCTATGCTCGATGCGGCGAGCGGCGACTGGCGCGGGGGAGCGAATCCAAACGGCATTTATGTCTATCCG